TCTTGGTGTAGCGGCCCCACTGGTAACGGTCCAGCCACTGCTCAGCGGTGAGCTTCTCGCCCACCGGGGTGATGACGTCGGATGTGTTGTCGTAAATTTTGTATCGTGCCATTTTGATTTCTCCTTTCATTACGCCGAATAGACATCGACGACATCCTGATATTTGTCTGCCGTGCTACTGATTTTTGAGATACCGCCTGCGAACAGCGCATAATCTCCAATTACAGCAGATGCAAGGCCATGCCGTCCGACACTCAAGTCTGGCATAGTCGTCTTGGTTAACGCGGTGTTGTATGCATCCACCGTTGCCACATAGGCTGCATCGCTTTTGCCTTTATAGCCACCTGCAAACATTGCGTATTCGCCCACTGTGGCCGAGGCCAGGGCGGTCTTTGCGCTGCTCAATTCGACGGCAGTGCTTCGGGTCAGCGAGGCGTCGTATGATTCTACTGTGGAGAGGTATTTTCCCGTAGTGTCGCTGTATCCTCCTGCAAAAAGAAGATGATTCCCGATGGTTGCGGCAGAATGGACTGCTCTGTGGCAGCTCAAGGGCGCGGCCTGACTGGACGTAAGAGACGAATCATATGCGCGCACCATCTCCATACCCCCAATGGTTTCAACAAGAGTCGAATCCGAGTTTAAGTCGCTGCCGCCGCTAAACACTGCATAACCTCCGACTGTGCCTCCTGCACAGGCGTATCCCTTACTGGGCAGCGGAGTTGCAGTCGTCCGGGTGAGAGACGTGTTGTATGCATCTACGGCGGACTGCGACATTGTAAATAAGCCATTATTCCTTCTGCCGCCAGCAAAAAGCGCATAGGAGTCTACAACTGCTGCGGCACTGTCATATCGGGCAATACTCAGCTCTGTAGCGGTCGTCCGGGTAAGAGATGCATCGTAGACATCCACCGTGCCAAAGGACGTGTTTCCGCTTCGTCCACCGACGAATAGTGCGTGATTCCCCAGCGTTATCGCCGTCAATCCTTGCCTTGCCACGCTCAAAGAAGCTGCAGTCGTCCGGGTGAGAGATGCGTTGTATGCGTCCATTATGGCCTCGCCTTTTCGAGCGTCGCTATCATAACCGCCGCCTCCGAACAGGGCATATCCGCCAACTGTCGTTCCGGCAAGCAGACTTCTAGCCTTGCTCAGCGATGCTGCCATGCCGAATTTGTCAGCCTCTGCACTGTAGCACAGCCTCGCCTTGCCTCCGACACCGATGTACATCTTCTTGATCTTGCGGGCCGTGCCGCCGATGCCGATGTAGGCTTTCTTCATCTTGCGGGCTTTGCTGCCAACGCCCACATAAACTGCTTTTGCCATATCCGGCCTCCTTTACACGTACACGATGAGCACCTTGTTGGTGGTCAATGCGCTTCCCGCCCCCGGGTCGGTGGTCTGGGCGGCGAAGGTCAGGCCGTTGACCGAGTTTGCCGTACCGCCCGCAGAGCCGGAACCGGCGTAGTTGTGGGTGTGGGAACTGTTGGCCTTGCCGTTGAGTTTGGTGTTCATCTCGCTTTCGGTGTAATACCGGTCATCGTGGGTGTGGCTTGCGTTCGCCTTGCCATTCAGCTTGGTGTTCATCTCGCTCTCGGTGTAGTACCGGTCGTCATGGGTATGGCTGGACGCTGCCTTGCCGTCCAGGAGGCCTTTCAGCACCTTGCCCTGATTTGCGCTCAGACTCTGGTCGGTGGCTGTGCTGGTCAGGTCGTCCTGTACCCCGCGCCAGGTGTTGGCAGTTGGCGGCGTATAACCCAGCGCTGCCGTCACGTTGGCTTTGGTGATGCTGATGGTGCCGCCGGAGTTGGTGATGTTGTTGCCGGTCTTCACGCCTCCAAGGACGCTGGCCGTTGCTGTCGGCAGCGTGTAACCGCTCACACTGCCGCCGACCGATATGGGACCCCATGCCATAGGTCCATCCCTCCTATTTCACAATGTAATAAACTGCCGTGATGGCAGCTGTCGGCGTCTGCTGCGCTCGCAGCCGCAGTTTTCCTGCAAAGCTTTCGGTCGATGTGAGTCCTGCCGTCAGGGCGGTCTTTGCACAGGTCGGTGCTACCACTACGGCCACACAGTCGTTTGCCGTCAGGCCGGACACTGGGATGTCCAGATAATACGGACATCCCGCAGTGCTGTCGCTCGACCAGCCGCTGGCCGGGATGGTCAAAGACATGATGTTCACCTTATCTGCCTTTGTCTTTCCCATCTCTTCGATGCTCTTGGAGGCCGTCTTAGCCACCAGCGCGATCCTGTCCAGCAGCCGGTCCACGGCTTCCTTCAGATGAGCAAGCGTTATCCCCATCTTGTCCTCCTTTAAGAGCCAAACAGTTCATCCAGCATCGCGTTTACTTCGGTGTCGGTCGCCATGCTGGCGGTGATGCGGGCGTCCATGGTCTTTTCCATGTTGGTCACTTTCTGCTTGTCCGCGCTGGTGTAGTCGTTGGTCGAGAGACCCTTGCCGGCTTCCTTCTGGACATAGCCGCTCAGATCCACTTTCCAGTCGCCCATCTTTTCCAGCACGCCGTCGATGACCATGTACTCGTCGTACTTGTCGGAGGTACCGGCAGTACCCTTCGGGACCATGTAGATGTACTGTGCAGCATCTGCCGCCTTCAGGTCGATGTTCCCGGTCGAGGTGACGATCTTGCGCTTCAGGTGGTCTGCCGCAGCGACAGCTTTGTTGATGGCGGCGGAGACTTCCGTCTCCGTCTGATATTTCTTGTCGTTCGTCAGGTCGCTCACCTTGGTGGGAGCATTGGTCTCCAGCGCAGATACGCGCTGGCCGAGACCGTCCGTCACATTCTTCTGGCGGCGGCCCAGCTCCTGCAGGTCGCGCAGCGCGGGGATACGGGTCAAATCATAACTAGCCATGTGTTTTTTCCTCTCTTTCTTTTATCCATTAAAAATTTCGTCAAGCATCCTCTGCACTTCTTCAGCGGATGCCTGCTGCATCGATGCCGTTCCCTTTGCAAACAGCGTTACAAAGGCACGGATGTTCACCTTCGGGGGGATGGCAGCGTAGAACCGCACACCGCCCTCCACGGTCTGAAGCACAGTCGCAAGGTTTGCCTTTTCGACCTCTCCGGCCGTGTCCAGCGTCAGGGTCCCCATCGGGACGTAAGAGCTGTCGCACCCCTCGATGGCCACGTCGCAGCTGTACCAGTACCGTCCTACGGACTTGGCCATCTCTTTCCAGCCCGCCGCCGGGATGGTCAAATCATAGCTGCGGTAGTAGCCGCCGGTGTAGTCTCGCAGCGTGTCGGTCACGAGATCCTGTACGCCGTCGTAGTAGCCCTGGATGTCCTGAGCTGTCTTCTTTGCCTCGGCGGCAGAACTGGCCGCATCCGTTGCCGACTGGGCAGCGCGGGCGGCTGCCCCTGCTGCGGCATCTTTCACTTCCTTTACCGCGCTGTCCTTTACTTCCTGAATGGCCTTTTCGGTTTTTTCCTTTGCGCCTGCTGCGGCAGCATCCGCAGCCGCAGACGCCGCCGGGCCGGCTGATGCCTCCACATTGTTCAGTGCATCCGTCTCGGCTTTGCGTATCTCCGTTACAGCCGAGTCTTTTGCGCCGATAGTGTTTTCATATGCTTCATTGGCCTTTGCGGCGCTCTGTCTGGCGTCCTCTCCGGCCTGCCACGCCTCGTCCTTTGCCTGCTCCACGAGGGCTACCAGCTGTTGCCATGCAGGCACCGGCGGTTCGGGGATGTCCCCCATCGTGCCGCTGTTCATGGCCACGCTGTACTTGATGTCCGCGCTGGTCAGGGTGCGGGTTCCGTCGCTTCCCTCAAAGACGAGCCTGCCGCACCCGGGTGTAGAGGTCACGATGGCGGGTACTTCTATTTTTCCGTCCTCCACGAGCGACGAAAACAGCATTCCCCGCTCTGTGTGCCAAAGCGCCCGGATGGTCATTCCCTCCCACTCGCCGGTCTGGGTGATGTTCAGCCGGTATATCCCCCGGTTCCTGCTGTAGCCCAGACGCAGCTGGTTGTCACAGCCCGATGTCCGCGCCGAACCCGTCGAGGCGAGGGAGATATTGCGTTCTATCATCAGGAGCTCTCCTTCCAGAGCTTTTTCAGCTCATCCACCGCGGGCTGCATCTCGCTGTTCTTGTTCGCCGCCCGCTGCAATATCTGCACCAGCAGCTTTTTCTCTGCGCCAGTCAGCGACGTTCCCTGCATCTCTCCCTCCGCCATCTTCTGCGCCTGCTGGGCGCTGGCTGCAGCGGAGTCCGCGCTTTCGCGGGTGTTCTTTACGGCTTCCAGCATCCGCGCCGTCAGGGCGTCCAGTGCATTATCCGTGCTCATTCTTCTCTCACCTCCACAATATTTCCCTTTGCGTCGATAACGGTATTTCCCGGCAGTGTAAAACAGGGGTGCGTCCAGCACCTGTAAAGGTCAGGCCAGCTCATGTTTTCCGGTTCGTTCACCTTGTATCCGCCCCAGTTCAGCTTATCCGGTGCCGTCAGCATCTGCGCCCACACCGCTTCAGCGCACTTGTACAGATACTCTTTCAGCGCACTTCCGGTCAGGCCGCTGCCGTAGTCGTTCAGTACCGGCGTCCGGGTCCAGAGGCAGAAATGGAAATAGGTGTTCGGTACGCTCCCCGCCGTTTCGGCATCCGCCGCCAGCAGCGCCAGAGCAAGCTTCTTTGCATCGGCAAAGGTCGAGCCTTCCAGGTGGTAGTATTTCGGGCTGCTGGCCGAAGTGTATCCGTATGACTCGAATCCGAACTCATAGCACGAGGGCAAAAAGACCTTCCGGCTCAGCGTGGTCACCGTGTGGCTTCCTGTATAACTGCTGCCGCTTCCGGAGTAGCCGGGCGTGTAGTAAAATTTCGTCTCCGTCAGAATGTCTTTCAGCGCCTGTGGGGCGTCCTTCAGGTATTCGCTGTTCAGGTAGACGTCAATCAGGCTGTCGGCATACGTACACCATGTCGTGTTCCATTTTTTCCCGGTGATACCGTGCCGCCGGGCAAGGAGCGTCCGGCCTTCGCCGTTCAGCTCTTTCTCGTAGTCCTGCGCTATGACCACGAATTCTTCCGCCGCTGCCCCGTCCTTTTCCACCAGTTTTGTCACCGCTCCCACCGCCAGTTCCTTCAGCATCGGGAGCTTCGCCTCTGCCGTTATGACGATGTTTCCCGTCACATCGGGGATGGAGACGGTCATCTTTTTCTCGTTCCATGCGGTGGCTGTCACGTCTTCGCCGCCCATCGTCACCTTGATGGATATGAGCCAGTATCCCTCGTTCAGCGTCAGAGCCGCGGTGTACGCCTTGCCGCTCTGGACGACCACGTCCGCCCGGCTCGTGCTCAGCCCGTTCAGCCGGTTGGATACCGCATACATCACGATGGCAGGTTCATCCCCGCCGCTCTGTCCATTCTTTTCCACCGTGACGCTGCACACGGCGCTCTTTCCTCCGGCGGCAGCAGTAATGATGCAGCTGCCGTCCTTCAGGGCTGCCAGCGTGTTCACGGCCTTTCCGTTTTCTACGGCGGTCGTCTGGTCTTTCATCACGGCCAGCGCCGCATTGTTCGTTGTCCAGCTCACCGCTGTCACGGTGGACTGGGTCGGCGTCAGAGTCGCGGTCAGAGTCACAGACTCGCCCTGTTTCAGCTTTACGGACGGTTTGTCCAGCGCCAGCTTTTCCAGCGATACAGCCACCGACCGCGCTCTGCGCTGCGCCAGCTTTCCGCCTGCGATGGCCGTCAGGAGCACTGTGCCGCCTTTCACGGCGGTCAGAGTATTTTCCCGGAGCTGCACGATGCCTTCCGGTTCGGCCATCCACTCCACGGTCTGAGGTGCGCTTCCGGGCAGCACCGTGGCTTTCAGGGGGCAGGACTCTCCCACTTTTATGCTCAGCTCTTTGCTGTCCAGCCGAATGCTCTCCACTGCCACCGGCTCTGCCTGCTCCGGCGGGGGGCTGTTCCAGCGCTGCTTCAGCTGCGCTATCATGTCCCATGCGCTGGCGTCGGAGTAACGCATTCCGCTCAGCGCTTCAAGCAGCAGCGCGTGTTCCTTTGCAGCGCATCGGTCGGCCACCCACTGCCGGTATCGGGCGGCTCTTTGTGCTTCCAGCGCTGCCCGGGCTTCCTGCTCAAGCACCAGCTGTAAATATTGATACCGCAGCGGCATCGCCGGTCCGTCTGCGCCAGTTCCCTCGCCGTTTTCCAGCGTCTGGTAGCACACATATTTCCCGGGCATGGTCATCTCGCGCCGGCCTTCGCCGTCCGTGGCCATCAGCATCCAGAGGCCCTGCCGCGCCGTCGTGAAACGCCCGTCCACCGGAGCGTTATTATTTCCATCCAGCAGCATCGGCTGCGGCACAGTCCCGACCTCCTGCTCGATGTGCAACGTCACGGCCAGCCCGTCCCACTCTTCCGGCAGCTCGAATTCGAGCTTTTCCACGTATACGGCGCCCACGCCGCCCAGGTACAGCGTCTCCGGCTCCGCCCGCCAGCCTGTCCCGCAAAAATGGTCCTTCACTACTCTTACTTTCACTTTGAAGCTCCTTCCTTTGAGAAAGGCTCCCCTCGCTAGGGGAGCTGCTTTGCAGCGCCGCCGTCAGGCGGACTGCAAAGCTGAGAGTTTTCCTTCCGGTCCGCTGCCGCTATCAGTAGGGCAAGCACTCTATAAAAAGCCTACCACGTCCCCCGCAGCAAAACTACTGCGGACTTATTCATACAAACAAAAAGAGCAGGCGCCCTGGTTCATTACCAGAGCGTCTGCTCTTATCTTATTTCACCCCCTCCCACCAGTTCTTCTCGTCCTTCGCCTTCTCGGCCTTCTTATCCGCAGCGCTTACCCACTGCGCAAAGTTCTTTTCCTCGTACAGGGGCTTTCCCTCTGCGTCCTCGAGGGCCAGCAGCTTCTTCTCCAGCTTCTCCCGGTCCCGGTCGCTTCCGGCCAGATACTCTTCCTTCACGCTCTCCGTGATCTTGCTCTTGATGCTGCCCTTGTCCTTGCCTGCGGTCATCAGGCGGTCAAGCTCCTCCTGCGCGTCCTCCACCCGGCCATTTTTCACTTCGTCCAGGAGCGCGTCGTATATGCTGCCGTCCTTGCCGCCCGCCAGCAGTTCGTCTGCCTTGCCGTCCACCGCCTTGTTCACAAGGTCGATGAGTTGCGCCCGCCGGGCCGCGTCCGCTTTGCCCTTGGCCCTGTCTGTCACAGGGGCGACGTCCAGCCCCTCCCGCAGCTTCTCAAATACGGCCTTTCGGGCCTTTTCCTCGGCCCGGGTCTTCCCGGCGTTCCGGGCCTCGGCCGCCGCCAGCACGTCGGCGTCGTACTGCTTCAGCCGCCTTGCCAGCTCGCCGTCCACCTTGTCCGTCTTGTTCATCTGTTCCAGTTTCTTCATCGCCGCCGCAGCCTCCTCGCTGTCCCCGCTCTGGATGGCGTTGTACAGCCGGTCGTACTGCCCGGTGGCCGAAGAGGGTGCAGAGTTAAAGCTAAACCCTTCGCCTCTGCCGATGGCCTGTGCATCCTCCCAGTAGCCTTCAAACGCCTGCATCACCTTCCGGATGTTCGCCGCCGGGACGCCGTAGAGTTCAAGGCCGCACTGGATGTCCTTCAGCACCGCCTTGTTCAGCTTCTGGTGGTGTGCTGTCAGCTCTTCCTCGCTCATCTCGCCAGTGTCCGTCCGCAGCAGCTTGACGGTCTTGGTAAAGGCAGCAAACAGGTCGTTCACCGCGCTGATGTTGGTGGCGCTCACCACGTCATAGTCTTTGCCGTCCCGGGCGTTGGTCAGGGCGCTGTAGATCTCCGAGCCGTACAAAAAGTTTCCGGCCGCACTTTCAGTGTACAGGTCGAAGAACCGTTTGCCCAGGCTTTTCGCCGTAACGTCTCCGTTCTTGTCCTGCTCCCTGTCCCACCGGTGGAGCAAGAAGTCTGCGCCGATCTTCATCAGGGCAAATACCGCCGTCTGCACGACCTGGCTTGCCGCCGCCTGGCGCAGGCCCTGTCCGGCCCGCTGCACCTCGGCTTTGTTTTCCGCGCTCTGGTCGGCAGCATACCGGGCCTTCTGGGCTTTGTAGTCGCCCACGGCGTCGGCCAGAATGCCGTAGTTCTGGAACCGCTGGGTGGTAAACATGGTCAGCGTCTTTACAAACTCGTTGTCGCTGCGCTGGATGCCCGCCCGCTGCATGGTGGTATAGTTGGGCTGGGTCTCCTCGATGACCCGCTGGTACATCTTGTTCACGGCTTCCCAGTAGGCTTCGCTGCCCTTCTCCGCGGCACCCTCGCCAAACTCCGCTGCGTGGTGCTCCACATACCGCTTCGCGCCCTCCCACAGCGCCGCCACCGTGATCTCGTCCATGCCGGTGATCCAGCCGGTCACAGCAGGCATGGCTTCCGACGCTTTGGCCACAAGGTTTTTGTGCGCGCCGATGGAGCTCATCTCTCCCCGCTTGGTGCCGCGCAGGCGGTATTGCAGCAGCGCGTCGCCGTGCTGGCGTATCTCTGCTTCCACCGCGGCCCGCTGCTTGCCCGAGAAATTCTTCACGAAGGGCAGTACCGCCGCCATGGTGTCTGCTCCCAGCACAGCGCCCGCCGTGGGCAGGCTGGCCGCCTGCGCGATGGCCACGCCCGGGTTCACGGTCAGGATGGCTCCGGCGTAGTTGCCCCGCATCCTGTCCAGCGCCCGGCTCATGGTGCTGCTGCGCTTGCGCCGCGTGGTCTGCAGGTCGGTCAGCAGGTCGTTGATGTAGTTTACCGTCTCCTTTCCCCACTTCTCGCCGATGATCTTGTCCTTCAGTACACCGATGCCCTCTGCCGTCTCCACGGTGCTGTTCAGCACCCGCTGCACGTCCCGGATGGGCGCGGCAAGGCCCGCATAGGCTGCCGTGTCCCGCAGGCTCCGCTTCACCACGTTCTGACACTCTTCCAGCAAAATGGGCTTGTCGCTCTTCACGCGCTCCTTCAAAAAGCCCCTGCCCTCGATGGTGGCATCCATCTTCACGCCCTCGATCTCCGTCGCCAGCGTGCTCCGGTCTACCGCGATGGGGTAGTAGTTCTTCACGGTGGCCCGGTCGTAGCCCAGCAGCTTCATGCTGGTCTCGTTGATGAGGTTCGTGGTGTACCGCCCGAAAAAGTCCTCCATGTCCTTGCACCAGTTTCGGTCATAGTCCGTCATGGCGTCCTGTACCGTCTGCAAAATGGTGTCGGCCATCGGGGTGCCGTCGGCGTTCACCAGCGTCCCCAGCATCACGGTCTGGCTGCGCTGGTAGGCTCTCTCAATGTTGCCCTTGGCGTACTGGGCAGCATCCGGCAGGGTCAGGCCGCCGGTCATCAGGTGGTGGCGGCTGTCCTCGTTGCGCAGCAGCATGTACAGGCTGCACAGCTGTGCGTGGTTCAGCGGCACGGCGTTGCCCTTGCTGTCCTTCAATCCGATGTCCACCAGCTCCGCCCCCGGCCCGGCAAAAGCTTCCACCTCTTTCAGGTGTTCCTTGCCGGTCACGTTGGCAAACAGGCTTTCGCCTTCCACGAGGATCTCCGTCTGCCGCCGCTGGCCGTCGTTCAGCATCTGCCCCAGCTTCTCCATCTGGCCGTTTTTGGTGTAGCCGCCCAGACGCCGGAACATTCTCGTGCCGCCCAGCATGTCCAGCTGGTAGCGGTTCATCGCGCCCTTCGCCTTTTCAAATTTCTCTCCGAAGCCGTTGCCCTCCGAGTTCAGCACCTCGTGGGCGGCCTTCATGGCTATGCCGTCCACTTCTTCCGCCCTCGCAAGGCTCAGGGTCTTGTTCTCGGTCCGGATGATGTGCAGCGTGCTGGCCGTAATAGCCTTCAGCATCCGCAGCTGATCTACCGTCATGGGCAGATAGGTGCGGTTCTCCGTCTCCCGGATGCGCTGGCGCAGCCGGTCCCGCAGCTGTTCCGATTTGTCGCTGTCGGGTAGAGCTGCAGTCTCCTCTAATTGCTGTTTCAGACGGGCAATTTTCTCGTCCTTGCTGTCCATCAGGCTCGTCCGCAGCGCCGCTATCATATTCGGCACACCGGTTTTCTCCCAGTCGTAGGCAATGCTGCTCGGGTTTTCCTTTGTACCCATCGTTTTGCTGATAGCATTTTCCAACCGCGTCAGGCTCTTCACTGCCGTGTCATTCAGCACCGCCATGTCCGCCAGCTTCGCCACCTCGGCGGCCTGCACGATGAGGCTCTTCTGCACATATTTCCCGGGCTTCGGCCGCAGCACCATCTGGTTGAGCTGGGCAGCATTGTTCCGGATGCTCCGTTTCAGTTCGTCCGCCTTCCGTCCTTCCCGGGCCTTCTGCACCCGCTTTTCGGCCAGTGCCTTTGCCACGGCTACGTCCTCGTCCCGCTGCTGCCGGGCCGTTTCAATGGCAATGGCATTCCTCTGGGCCTGTTTTTCCTGCCATGCTTCCGCCTTGCGCTGGTTCTCGGCCTCCCACTCCATGATCTCGTTTTCCTGTACCAGCAGCTGATGCTCCGCCCGGTCGGCTCTCCGCTGCTCTCCGGCCACCTGCCGGGAAAGGTCGTTGATCTGGGAGCGCAGCTGTCGGCGCTCCAGCTTTATCTCGTCCAGCATCTCCTGCCGGGCCTGCTTCATCCGGTTCTTTTCGGCCTTCCATTCCCGCTCGTAGGCTTCCCGCAGAGCGGTCATCTTCTCGTCGAGACCCGCTGCTGTGCTCACCTGTGCGCCCAGCGTTTCCAGATTCTCGTTGAGCTGTCGCTCTGCCCGGCTCACGCTCTTGACCTCGGCGCTCTGGCTGCGGCTGTTTTTCCGCATCCGGTCGGCAAAAGCCTTCCGCTGGGTCTGCTGCACGCTCTTCAGCCCCTTCGTCACCTCAGCCGCACGCTCCTCACTTCCGGCGGCCATTGCGGCCACTTCACGGTTGTGCTTTAAGATGCCCTCGAACACCGCCTCGGCGTCGGTCATCTCCGGGTGGCTCATGATGTCGCCGATCATCCGGCCCGCCAGCTCCACCTTGGCGTCCTCGTATTCGGCCACGTCCGCAAACCGGCTCATCATCTTGGGCTTGATGGTGTCGTGTACGTTCATCAGCACGTCGAGCCATTCCGTGCTCTCCATGCTGGCTGCGCCCGCCACGCCCGCTTCCTGTGCCGCCGAGCGGAAGAGTGCCGCCGCACTCTCCTTCACGCCGCCCACGGCCCGGGTGTCGTTCACGATGGCCTCGTACTGTTCCGCCGGGTTGCCGTCCCGGTATCCCTCTGCCTGCCGCAGCTTCACGCCGTGGCGCCGGGCCTCGGCTACCGCCTCTGTCCAATTTCCGTACCGCTTTACAAGCTCCGCCTTGGCTTTGCCGTTCTTGTCTACCGTGTAGGTCAGGTCATGCAGGTCGGGGTACTGGTTCCACAGCTCCGTGTTCCGGTAGGTGGCCTCGTCCAGTACCTCGCCCGCCAGCGTCTCGGCCAGTCCCTGCGCCTTGGCCATGTCCGCGCCCTCCGAGCGCAGATACTCCACCAGCGCCCGCGTCTCGTTTGCCAGCTTCGTCCGGTCGGCCCTGCTGCCGTTGGTCTTGGTCCATCGGATGGCGAGGCTCTCGAGGGCAGCGTCCGAGAGCCGGGTGTTCTTCGTCAGGCCGAAGAACTGGTTCAGGGTGTCAAAGGCCGCTGCCTTCTCCGCCAGTACCCGGCTGGCCTGCCGCTGCTGGTTCTGCTTTGCCTCCCGGTCGGCCTGTTCGGCTCGCTGGTAGCGGAATCGTGCCAGCTCACTCTCTGCCGGGAGTTCCCCGGTCTTGTAGTATTCCCGAATCTCTCTTACGACCTTGTCGGCATCCACCTTCCCGCTGTACTCCTTGCTGGCAGCCACCCGCCCGTCGGTGGTGGAGATGTCGAGGGTGAAACGCCGTTTCTCGCTGCCCAGCTGCTCCACCATCGCACGGATCTGTCTCAGCTGCTGTTCGGTCGGCGGGGTCTTTGCCGCAATGTCAACGCCCGGGGCCTCAGCCATCACACGCACATTGCCGTCTGCCAGAAACTCGTTCAGGGCCTCTGTGCCGTTGGACACCTCCGCCGGGCCGAACGCGTCCAGTATTTCTCTGTGGTCAGTGTCCCGGGTGCCGTCATTCTGCGCAAAATTCAGCATCCGGCCATCAGGCAGGATGTACCCTGCCCGTTCAAAACGGTCTGTCGTTCCAAACTGCTCCACGGCCAACTTCCGGCGGTACTCAGGCTTTCCGCCCGCCGCCTTGGCCTTGGTATCATACACCTTCTGCTGCTCCTGCTTCACGGCCTGTCGGGCGTTTTCCACTTCGGCCTGCGCCTGCCGCAGCTTATCGTTCACTTCGCCGATGCGGCTTTCCAGTTCTGCGCCGCGCCGGTTGAACTCCTTGCGCTTTTCCAGATAGCTTTGGTACTCTTCGCTGGCCCTGAATGCCTTGCCCTTTTCCGAGAACAGGCCATAGGCTTTTTTCTTTTCTTCGATAGCCCGCACTTCGTTGCTTTCCTGCCAGTTTGCACGCTCTTCCTTCAGGGCGCGGCGCTGACGTTCCAGCTCCCGGCTTTCTTTCTGAAGCTCACTCTGGTTTCGCCGGGATTCGCTTAGCTGAAACCGCACCGTTTTCTTCACAGGCTCGTCGGTTCTCTTGCTTTCGCCGGAGGGTTGTGCTATACTGTTTTTAGAAAGCAGCTTAGGGGCTTCACCGCCCTGCTCGGTTTTGAGTACCGAGGTAAGGCCGCTTTCCTGATAAATAGAACCCTTCGGCAATCTACTCCTTGAATCTTCGGATTCTACGTGGGTACCACCGAAGGGTTCTATTTTTGTAGGCTGAACATTTACAATGTCATAGAAAATCTCCCGTTCATCCGCCCTGATAGCTGTCAGGACATCTGCCTCATAAGCATTCGGCCCGATCATAACTTTAATTTTGCCGCGGTTGAATGCTTCTGCATTTTTGTGGTGGGCAGGTTCCCGGTAAACTTCATCTGCCGTTTTGATAATTTCATCCAAATTCGATGCCATCCGCATCTTGTCTGCATAAGCTTCAGCATTTTCCCACTGAAGCGCTTTGGTCGATTTTGACCAGACAAATTCATTTCGCCCGTCTTTATGGTTCAGAATCGTCCAGCCGTTCCGCTCAAAGCCGTTCGGGAAACGCTCCTTGATGGCCTGCTTGACCGTAGACTTCCACTCTTCCTGTGGAACATCTTTCAAAATATCTTCGTCGATTTTGATATAAGACTCTCCAGTTTTATCCTTCAAAATCGAAAACCGAACCCCCTGCTTTTCCGCCGCGCTCTCGGTCTTGAGGGCTGCGGCGTTTTCTTTTGCCGTCCGCAGGTTGTCCATGGCCTTTTCTGCGTGGGCGAAATACTCGTCCTGCAAAGTGCGCTTTTCGGCCTCGGCCAGACGCTTCGCCTTCAGGGCAGCACGGTCGTCCGGGTCGATGGTCAGCACTTCCTTCGCCCGGCTGATGAGCCCATCCAGCATCTGCCGCACCTGCTCCATCACCTTGTGGATGGCGCCGCTCTTGCCTGCGTTCTTCTCTGCCTGCCCGCGCTGGAACGTCACCCAGCGCTTAAAGCTCTCCTCGCTGTCAAAGATGCCCCGCCATGCGTCGGCCACCAGCTCTTCCGCTGCCTGCTCGTAGGTCAGACTCTGGGCGCTGTAGTCCTCGAGCTTTGCCCGGACCATCTCGTCCAGGCTTTCGTAGCCGCTGCTCTTCGCCAGATATTCCAGCGCGTGCTCCTGCAAAGTCCTTGCGCCCTCGGCATCCAGTGCGTTGTACCAGTGGTAGTCCTCGTGCAGCACCGTGCCGAAGATGTCCTGCGCGTTGTCTCCGAAGAAGATCCGGGCCGTCTCGGTGTCCACATAGGCCCTGATGCTCCGGTCGTTCTGCAGCACATTGTACAGGATAGCATCCGTGCCGGTGGCCGCCGCATTCAGGCGGATGATCTGGTCGGCCGCGTCGCCCTCCGGCCGCATCGTGTCCTTGGCGTATACCTCGCCCCTGCCGCTGGTGCTCTCGCTGCCAAGCGCGCCGCCCAGTTCGGTCATCTTTTCGGCATACAGCATCCGTTCGCCCTTGCCCTGGGTGTAGGCGATCTCAAGGGCCGTCCGGCCGACGTCGGTGCTCAGGATATAATTGATGTCCGCCGCCGTGCCGCTCATGCTGCCCGCCAGCTCCAGCGCCTGCGCAAAGGTGGCAGCGCCGCTCCGGCCCAGCCGGTACAGCGGCGACGCTGCGGCCGCGTACCGGTCGGCGTCCACCCTGTCCGGCATATTTTTGCTGATGGTCTCGGCTGCCTTGTCCGTCACCCGCCAGCCTTCCAGCGCCCGCTGCACCTCGGCCTCCCGCTGGGTCTTCGGCGCTTCCGGCCGGAGTCCCAGAGTCTCCCGCAGCGGGGCGTTCTCGTAGCCGTCGGTTTCACCTACAGCGGCAGTCGCTTCACGCATGTTGTCCGGCGCAGCCGTTTCCGGCATGGCATCGGCGGTTTCTGCGGGAGCATCCTGTACTGTCTGCGGCACACTCGTAGCTTCGC